TTCCACTCATATCCAGTCTTTGCAGACCAGTATTCAGTTGTGAATGCGTTTTGTTGTAACATTTCTAAGATTTCTAAGTCGATTTCTAAAGAGATGTATTCAGACAACATTTGAGTTAACTCAGCTTCAGCGTCTACACTATGGTAAGCGTTCAAATCTTGAGCTAATTCAGGAGTCCAAATTGCTTTTAATTTTCTTGTCTTAGCAACGATAGGCTCAGATTTCAATTCTAATTCGATTTCTGGGATTGCTAAGCTAGAACCTCTATCTTCAAAGTCACCTCTTGTGATATCGGTTGGTTGAACGTGGTATGCCAAAGATATACCAATAGTTGCTAAGTTTGTTAAACCAGTTGCAGTTGCAACAAATTCAACATTAGAACCATTCTTAGTTGTATATTGTGGGTAGAAAGTTGCAGAACCAGTTAATTCAGTTGGTTCGAACGCTCTAATACCATTAAAATCAGCATCAGCTGGTAATGCTACTACAATTTTCTTCAAAGTGTTAGCTGCAAAAGATGCAGAAACTGTTGCGTTTGATAAATCATAATCAATATCCGCTAAAGATGCAGAAGCAAAAGTTGAAGTGATTGCTGCAGTTGCGTTATTGATTGTATAACCAAAACGTCCTGCACCATATAAACCACCAGTTGTAGCTTGAGTAGAACCTAATTTGTTACCTACTGGAGATAAAGAATCTTTACCAAACTCACCACCATTACCGAATAATGAAGAACCAGAGAAAGATGGGTTACCTGCTGTTGCAGTACCATATTTAAAGTCCATGTAGAAGATAAGACCTGAAGGCAAGTTCATTGGTTGTACAGAAACGAATTCTTTAGAAGCGATGCTTCCGAAAACTCTTCTTACCAATGGTAATGCCACACCAGCCCACTCTTCAGAACCTGCTGAAGTACCAGTACGAGTTGCCTCGTCTAATAATTGTTTTGCTTGGTTTTCTAACATTACTGCCATACCATGCTTTGTTGTTTCAGAACCTGCGTTCTCTAACAATCCTGTTTTTTCCCACTTAGCTTTCAAACCTCTTGTTTGCTCAAGCATTACGCTTTGAGGGTTTGCGCCAGTCATAATTTGTTTTAAGTCCATTTTGAATGAATTTATTTGTTTTTTGTTATTTAATAATACCTGCTAATTTCTTAAATCTATCAGAGAAGTTTGCATTTTCAGAAATTACTTCCTTTTGTTCTGCAACTGCTGGCTTAGTAGATTTTGTTACTTTACTAGCAATTCCTTCTTGAATTGATTTTTTAGCGATTTTGTTAGAAGATGTTGTATATTTGAAATTCTCTGCTAATGTAGAGTATACCAATTTAACTTCTCTAACTGAATTTGTTCTATCCAAAGTTTCAATCACTTTAACTTTTTGTTCGTTAGTCATGTTGTGTGCTCTGAATAATTTGTTTGCGAATAATAATTTAGCGTTTAACAAATTAACTTCGTTGATTGTTTTTTGTAAAGATTTGATAGTAGAATAAGCTTCTTTAAGTTCTTCTTCTTTCTCTTCTTTAGCTTCGTCAACTTCTTTTTTGTCGTCAGCTTTCATATCTTCTTCCATTTCTTTTAAGATTTCTTCTAAATCAATAACTTCATCCATTTCGTCTTTGTTATCTTCTTTAGCTTCTTCGTTAGTTACAACAACTTTTGGTGTTTCACCTTTGTCAGTACCAGCTTCAGAACCGTCAGCAAGATTTTCATACATGCTTTCTTCTTCTTCACCTGGAACTTCTTCTTGGTCATCATCACCTAATTGTCTTTCTAATTCTTTGATGATTTGTTCTAAGTCTAAATCGTCTTCGTCATCAGAATCCATATCCATAGAATCATCACCCATTTCAGAATCCATTGTGTCGTTGTCCATTTCCATGTCGTCTCCACCTTGCATATCATCCATTGGGGTTTCTTCTTCAGAATCATTTCCACCTTCTAATTCTGCAATTCTAGCTTTCAATTCTGCAATTTCTGCATCTTTGTCAGCTCCACCTTGCATATCATCCATTGGGTTTTCTTCTTCAGAAATGTCTGCTACTTTCTTATAGTCAGTACCAGCTTGTTCAGGTTTTCCACTATCTTTCTTTACACCAACTGATAAATCAGTCATTGCATCGTAAGATGGTTGTGCACCTGGAGTCTCAGCGTATCCTGCGTCTACTTTAGACCCGATACCTGTGGACTTTAATTCTTCGTTTGTTGTATCTTGTTCTTCAGTCACTTCCATTTCTTCAGCTTCTGCTCTCATCTTTTGAGATAAGATAGATTGAAGTCTTGGAGTAAATGCTTCTTCAAGAGCCAACTTAGCGTTAGCTAATGCAGTTTCTTTAACGGCTTTAGCGTCAGCGATTGCTTCTTTCAATAATTTTGAATTTGCCATCTTGTTTTTTCCTTAAATTTGTTTGTGAAGTTATTCTTGTAGGGAACTCCAATGTAATTATGTTGATTGTTCGGTCACACCTTATAGAGAAGGGTATTCATTAATCAACTATTGTCTTAAAA